GGAAACTTTGATTTGCTGCTGTGACCAAAAATAGTGCTTGCCAATCAATTCTTCGGGGAAATCTTTAGCCTTAATTTCAAAACCGAGACATTCAGCCGCCTTTTCTACAATTGCAAAACGTTCTACTACGGAGAGGGCGTTTTCAACCTTGTCAAAACAACCGGCAAGAATTAGATTGAGAACATGACGGGCGTTTACAGGACAACGTTGCGCCTCATCTTCATTGTCAGGATCATCCCAGTATTGATATTTCTTTAGCTTGTACTTGAAAATACGCTCGATAAAATTGATAATACTGGTGAACTCCCCATTCTTGTTACGCTCATTGATAATCCAGTCAACCGCCTTTGAGCCAACCATCTTTATTCTGGAGAGAGACCAGAATATTTCATTGGTTTCATAGTCCGTATAAAAGCTCATCGCACTCTTATTGATGTCTGGCGATACGACCTTTGCATTACTGCAAGCCTCCATTTCAGACATAATAGGGATGAGTTCTTTATCGTCTGCCCATTCCAAAGCGACTGTATAGAAGGCCGTAGGATATGTCGCTTTAAGATATGCTCCGATGTATGACGTAACCGCATAAGCTGTAGCGTGAGATTTATTGAAGAGGTATGAACCGCAAGCTTCAATCTGTTGCCAAATTGATATGGCATCTTCAATTGGACAGCCATTCTTTTTAGCTCCTTTCAAGAATTTCTCACGCATGGCCTGAATCTTGTCAGTTTTCTTTTTAGAAATGAACTTAACCAATTTCACGCCTTCACCAAGAGAGAACCCTCCAACTTCGCGTGCAATCTGAGCAACTTGTTCTTGAAATGTTATAAGCCCAAATGTGCCATTCAGAGCATTATACGTTCCCCACAAATATGTGGGAGCCACTAATCCTTTCTTACGATCCACATAAGCCTCTGTGGAGCCGTTCTCCAGCGTTGCCGGACGAAATAATGCGTTAGCGGCAATAAGGTCATGGATATTGGTCGGTTGCATCTCCACGAGAAATTTTGTCATACCTCTTGAAGACAACTGGAATACGTTTTGGGTATAGCCTTGGCGAAGCAGCTCATAGGTCCGTTCATCATCCAGATTACTTTCCACTATATCCTCCATAATCAGGTTGGCGCCATAATGCTCGTTTATCAAATCAAATGTCTGATGTAGTTTGGACAATTCTTTAGTTGCAAGGCAGTCATTTTTAAGCAGGCCCAGTTCATCAAGATCATAACCGCTATTCTCGCTAACAAGGATTCCATCTACTTTCTTTATGGGTACAAAGTCGAAACACTCCATATCTTCACCGTCCATTTCATCAGGAGTGACCAACAAAGCCGAAGCATGTACGGAACTGGAACGGGGCTGGAACATAAGTGTACGAATATCCTCGAATAGCTGAGGGTAGTCGTGAATGAACTTAGCCACCTTGCGGTTGGTTGCAGCGAGCTTGAAAATATCTGTATAATCAGCTCCGTCATCCTCGAAAATGGCAGTCAGATAATTAACTAACGATGGGCTGATACGCATTGTGCGTGCAACATCTTTGATTACAGCTTTGGCCTTCAGTGTCGTGAAAGTACCGGCTGAAAATACACGTTGCTTTCCATCGTGATTGTATCGGCGCTCGATATATTCTTTAACATCTTGACGTTTGTCTGATTGAAAATCATTATCCACATCAGGGAGACTCCCGTGAACTGCCTTGACATATCCGGAATCCACGAAGCAATCCAGGACCTTGACAGGACGCTCCGTGTGGTGTGACTGTATCTTAATTATCTTCATATCCGAGGAATCTGCAAAGGGCGCGATATACGTCCAAGTTGAAGTTATTGTCATTATTCTTGATAGCTTTATTGAAAGCCATCAGTTCTTTATCCTCAATGATTGCCCGCTTGTTAATAAAGAAATCAGTGATGATACCCTCCATTGAAGTACATCGGCTTAGAGCCACGTAAAGCATACCTGGAGCAAACGCATAAGGGCAGTGGACCACAATTTTATCAAAAGTTAGCCCCTGGCTTTTATGGATTGTGATTGCCCAGCCAAGAGTAAGAGGAAACTGAGTGCAGCTACCTTTTTCTATAGTTTCAATTTCGTTACCGTTGACTTTGTACTCACGGTCAACCCATGTGTACGGCTCGATTACAACCTCGTGACCGGCATCAAGCATAACGCCAATCTTTCCCTGAGTGATTGATGACACAGTGCCCATAGAGCCATTGTAGAAACCTTGCTTTGCATCATTGACAAGTGTCATAACACGGGCGCCTACTCTCAACTTCAAGCTGGTATCACATGGAGCATTTTTAGGATTAAACTCTTGCTTGAATATTGCTGGGAATATATGTGTGGCTTCGCCTATCATTTGCTCGTTGATTTTATCGGCATCACGGCGCAAAGAGCAGATATGAATTGATTGAGTGGTGTAATCACGGCTCTGCCGATTATCTCTAAGAGCTGTCAAATCATCAATATCCATAGGCAGCAGCTGATACTCTCTGATACGATTTAGAATATTGACAAACCGCTCATCATGCTGGCGAAATACCTGTGTGAGTTCTATCACTTTGAAGCCGGATTCTCTCAGGCTGCAAGCATGAAAGAAATAGTTACCCCGGTACCACTGTCGTAATATCTCTTCTTCGGATTTCTTAATAACCGGAGGTAGTTGGAACAAATCTCCAAACATAACGACTTGTACGCCGCCAAATGGAAGATTGTTGAATCTGTAAAACCGAAGTTTACGGTCTATATAATCCAGCACATCCGGACGTACCATACTTATCTCATCTATGATAAGTGTGTCAAGTTTTTGAAAGAGGTCACACTTATCAGAGTAGAAACGACCTTTAATGGGCGTGTTGGGACCTTGTAATTCAAAAGGGATTCCGAACAGTCTATGTAAAGTCACACCCCCTGCATTGATAGCCGCTATCCCTGTTGAAGCGGCTACAATCAGATTCTTGTGGGTGTGTTCAACTATGTACTTCAGGAATGTGGTTTTCCCGGTGCCTGCCTTTCCCGTTATGAAGAGGTTGCCAGTCGTTTCTTCGATGGCTTGAAAGGCTTTATTCATTTCTTCTGTAAGTACCATATTATAACTCGTTGATTGTAAATAGCAAATCTTTGTTGTCGAAGATGATGTCGTCTCCTTCTTCTAATTCATCGGCATAGACCTTGATAGGCTCGTCTTTGCCCTTACGCTTGACCATAAATATGGCATCTTTGTCTACTTGTATAGTCTTGCCGTTGTTCAGTGTGAGGGAGATATAAGCTGTGGATTCAATGTCTTCACCAATAATCGTAGTATCGGCTGGCGCAAGCCCGGCTCGCTCTGGGAGAAGGAATCGCTCGAAGATGAGATTGTATTTAATTGGATCTATGAGAGTTATTCCCAATAGATATAAGAGTAAAGAGCCGGCAGCAGAACCACGGCCACAGCCTACAAATATGTTGTTACGCCTGGCCCAGTTACAGGTATCGTACTGAACAAGTAGATAATCTACGTTATCGGTAGATTCGATGATGTATTTCTCATACTCCATCTGCTTCCGATATTCTTCCAGTTTGTCTTTAGGAGCCAGTTTCTGAAGTCCTTCCTCCAAAAGTTGATTAAACATATTGTGAACTGTGCCGTATTTTTCTGCCTCTTCCGGTGTCATGTCGTATTTGGGCATATAGTTTCTGGTGGTGTCCATGCGTCCCACTGCATTATCTGCAATCTTGAATGTATTCTCGGCGCACTCCCTGAACAAGGAATCTATATCCCAGTTATCCCCGAAAAGCGCCTCAAATACGGCATAATGCTCATCTGTATCTTTGAAATACTGGTCATCGCTCTGCTCGTGAGCGGCCCCCTCTGCCACTTTGTTAAGTATGATTTTATTCTTGGCATCATCCTTATCAAGATAGTAGCAATCACCAAGAAGAATAGGACGTGGCATATATTCATTGCGATACCAGTTGTCAAAATAGTTTTTTGTGGCTTCCAAGACGCGAATATCAATACGCTCGGCTTTATATTCAGATAAATCAACCTGATAGTAAATACGGTCAAAAGCATCTGAAAGGTCTGCAATTAAATTCGGTTTATTAGCCAACACAACCGGCGTATATTTGTCGAGCACCAGTGCATTTCCTTCTGCCCGGTTAAGCAGTTCAGAAATATCAATAGTCTTGTTTTCCACATTGTCAACCATAATAGCCTTTTGTATGCGGAGCAGATTGCGGAATCCTTTTTGAGATTGCACATACACTTTGGCACCGAATTTCACATCTTCAGCCTCAACTGTAAGGGAATATCCAAATATCGGCTTGATACCGGCTGCATCACACTCTTTCTGAAAAATGAAGCAAGCCGCCATAGTATTACAATCGCAAATCCCCAGTGCTGTATGACCAAGATATTTAGCTTTACGAACCCATTCCTCCGGCATAAAGCTACCGTTGAGAAGTTCAAACGGTGTATGTACTCCAAGATTGACAAATTCAATATCATGCTGGAGCGATGTGCGCTTGCCTACATACTTCAAAATATTGAGTTTGAAATCTTTATTGAGATTATGATAGTAGAAATTATCGCCGAACTTGAACACAATATATTCTATGCCATCGTTCAGCAATTCTTCCGGACGAACCAGACTGTTAAAAATAAGGTTGCCATCTTGATCCCTACGAAATATAGAATTGTATGTAGACCGCTGGGTGTCTTGGAAGTATGCCCGGCCAAACTCCGGTATTTCTATAACATCGGAATCTACCTTAGAGTATTGGATTTTATTGGCTTCCAGCCAATCGTACAATTCTTCTATGCGATTAGATTTTGCCATCGACGTTGCTCAGTTTATATTCGATTGGTGTATAGAGTGATTTTGAGAAGGTGTCATAAATATCCCAGAACTCAGCTTCATCCCAGTCTTTACCTTTTCCTACGAGTTTTGCAATCAGTACATTATCAAAATACTCGTTCAATTTATCTGCGGCCACGTTGATGGCATCGGAAGCATCGGTGTCATATCCAACGATTATATCACGCACACCCTTGCTCTGTAACTTGAATATCTGAATATCACTTATTTTCTTGCCAAAAGTGCAAACAGGTACGATACGATGATTATCGTATAAGTCAAGTTTACGCGTCAAGGCGATAACATCAAATATGCCCTCCACAAGAATAACGGTGTCTGTCTCTCCTTCAATTACTGCATCATAATTGTAGAGGAGTCTTACAAAATCATTTTCAATACTATTATTGTATCGACGTATTTGGTATTTACCATTACGTTTAGCCCGATCATTGTATTCATCAATATCATCTTTACTCCAAACGTGGCGCGACACATAGCCTACAATATCTCCATTGTCATAGATGGGAAATATAACATAGTTGTCATATTTGAAATTGAGGCCACGGGTAGTACCTACAGGGAAGTATTGATAATCGTCTGCCGTAAAGCCACGTGATTTGAGATAGGGATTTTTGAAGCAACGCTTCCATGATTCGGGCATTTCTACAATACCCAGCTCATCATCTATCTCATCCTCTTCCAGTCCAAAAAATTCCGGCACCTCTACCGGTATAAATTTAACGCTATCAACGATTTGCAAATCAGAACGTCCTATCTCATTGACAAATCGGTTAATATCTTTACATGTGCGGCCACAAGAAAAGCAATGCACCATTCCAAATGTTTTCCCATTCTTTTCGGGGCCAACATAAATACCTTGTTTACCGCCCTGTTTACCACACCACGTACATTCGGGCACAATAAGGTTTTTGCGCCCGCCATCAAGTCTGGCATGAAGTTCAGATTGAAGCTCACGTATAAGATATTCCTTTTCTTCTCTACTGATATACATAGCTTTAGACGTTAGAGGTTAGCACTACGTTGGCGATCGAAAAAACGCTCATGGTCATAATCAGTAGCAATCTTGAAAGTATCTCCCTTTGGGAAAAAGCGACTTTTGGCAACATGTATGCGCATGGTTTTTTCTCTGCGTTCATTTGCTGACTGATTAAGCGTAATAAGATGAGTTAAAGGCTGGGCGATACCTTTGGCCTCAGATGAGCTGTATTCTGTTAATACGTTTTTCTCATCGTTGATCCAATCCGGATTTTCAATGCGAGCCTGATATGTCGTAACAACCCAAACTTCTTCTTCACTGGCAATATCTTTAAGATCATTGGCTACCGCAATGCGTTTTAATCGCTCTCCGCTGTCACCATATTTACGACCAGATGAATCAGTCAACAAATCCATAGAATCAATTATGATGATGTCCGGCTTGACATTGTAATTCTTGCGGAACTCTGCAATAGCCTCTTTGATATTGATAGTGGAAACATGTTGATTAAATTTTGGGTAGCTACGCACGAAAAGTTTTCCGGCAATATCTTCAAGCTCCTTAGTAAAGACATCCATATCTTTGTCTTTGATAAAGCCTTTCTCATAACTATAAGCATTACAGGCCACAAGAGCTGCGGAATAAGCGTTCTCTACTTCTTCTCGACTACCTTCCAATTGAAAGTGTAGTACATTAAAACCGTCAATACATGCCTGAGAACCAATCCACCGTGACGCATGGCTCTTACCAATACCGGTAGGTGCCAAAATACAAGATAGCTGTCCTCTCAAATCGCGGTCTTGATTGAGATTATCCAATTCATCAATATAAAATCTGGTGATGGCACGCACAGAGCCACGGGCATTGTTCTTAGCCCGATTTTGAATATGTCGAGTAGTAAAAGTATCGATGACATCGGTGTAAGTTGATTCCGTCAGCGAGAATGTCCTTACCCAGTCAACATACTTTGTTATTACAGACTGTGCGCTTTCCAACCCTTCGCGATTATATATTTCTCCGGCTTTCTTATACGTTTTTTGAAATTCAACTCGCTTCAGGTATTCTTCAAGCAGCCCAAGACATTCATCAGTAGCAAATGCTTCTCCATTATCGTATGCTTCCCTCCAAAAACGGAGTGCGCCATTCTTTCCGGCAAGTTTTTGCTGGATGATGGAGAAATTCGGCACCCGTCTATATTCTCTGTAATAATCCTTAAAAGCCTTCAACACCGCAGCCGTATTTCGATCCGGTAGATGCTCTTCTTCCAAATGCTCACACACCATTGAAAGAATATAACTGTCCTCCAT